GGGCTACTTACCAATTGATTTAGTCTGTTTTAATTGTGTGCTCTGCAGCTTCGTAACATCAAGGAATTTTTGAGTTGTTGTATTTAATTCATTTAGTGTCCTCTCTACAATTGTTACGCGCATCTCCAATTTGTTCACACGGTCCCCTGGTGTACCAGGAACATCAAAACCCTCGCGTGTAGCCTGCATTGTCTTCACTAAATCTTTAATGTATTTATTGTTGTAACCGAGCGTTGTAAAATAAGTATCAAGTCGCGTAGTGGATAATTCTTTGCGCAGCGACTCTAAATCTTTCTCTAAATTCGTAACCGTTTCGTCTGTACTATTAATTGAATCCGTAAGGTCGGCAAGTAGCGCGTCCGTTTCGTCACTAAAACACTCAAGCAGTGGCTTATTATCATTCATTTCGGAAAATTTCGTCCGCTGGGCTTTTACATACAATTCACCTCTTTTCTTGCGGTCAGCGGCTCTCTGCTTCTGTACATCGGCAGGCATCTCGTATTCTCCTTCTGGAACATTTGAGGCGTAATTTTGTAGAATTCCGTCATCTATCTGTCGTGTAACGTCACAAATGTCACTATCCAACCCGTTATGTTTGTCGCGAATTGTTTCACAGAGTTGTGAAGCCGCATCCGCTCGTTTGCTTACGGCAGCAGCACGCTTTGTAAGACTTGCATAATAGGACCGAGTTAAAGCATCTTCATCCTCGTCGCTGAACCCCTCTTTATACGCGGGTCCATATAAGCCACAAAGCCGGCTCAAAACATAGATGAGACCTGTAAACATATAGTAGATAAGAACAATACTTAACACTATGTAAATTATTGTGAAGTATGGAAAGCCTGGCATTCCCCCTAGTTAGGCTCGGGAAATCTATATGAACATCGTAAGGATGACCAGTGTAGTCATAAATTCGCTGCGCTCTCGAATTAACGGGGGTCCTGAATCATCGCGTATAGCGGAGACGGGCTGTCCGACAATTTTTGTTTATAGATATCCACAACCCCGACCTCCCGTCGTAGTTCCAGTAGATGTTGTGCCGACACCAGATTCAATTACAACAGCCAGGCTACGTGAAGCTACACTTACCGCTGCTAACAGCCCAACAAATCCAGATACGCGTTTTATTGCCTTTTTCCCGCCACCCGTGCCGCCACCACAATTTCTACAAGTGAACCTTCCACGAGTTAATTACGAACCAAAGGCGCGTACGACCGGCTGCCGTTCGAGAACATGGGACACATCATAAAAATATCTCCCGTAGCAATAGAAATGCCTCTCTCGACTGTAGGTATCCGTGACTCTTCCTTGACGACCCTCAAGCGCAAGCAGCGCGCCCTGGCTGCGTGGCGTGCCACATCAAATTTCCCCGTAAACGGTTCCGCGCGTCCCGAGCAAGCGGGTGCGCAGCCTCAAGCGACGTCCGATGTGTCTGTAAATGCGCGCCAGGGTGCTGCTCTGCTGAACTGCTGCAGCTCAGCGGTCGATGACGGCTACGGCAAGCAGGCGCCCGCGACAGGAAACAACCACAACTTTTAATTATACCCTCTTTCAGAGTTTAAAATTAAAAACAAGTCCCGGCTTACTTGAGCGCTGAACGACACATCCAGAACATTACCATCGCAGTTACACCCTGGAAAACACCCGCCAACGCCGTTACCGCCGCTAGAGAAGCACCACCCTTGGTCTTCGCGACCACCTCATAGGAGAAGAGGAGTCCGCCAAAAATGATTACCGCCGAAAGACCCGCCGCAATCGCCGCCGCTAAGTAAAAATAGCACCACGAACGCGCCCACCGGGGAGGGGTATCAAGATCGAACATTGTTTATACTTACACAAGTGAAAAATATTAAATGTGATATTTTCTTTTCTTTTTAGTTTAGATTGTTTGTTTATGGTTTAGTCTGTTTGGTTTACACCTTGCCAGGCGCCTTGCGGACAACCTTCTTCGGCGCAGCCGCACCAGGAGCCAGCTTCTTGGGCAGGGGCGGCGCCTCAACGACGTCGTCCTCCTCCTCATCCTCAACCTGAGGCGCGGCGGCAGTGGCGTAGGTGCGAGCGGCAGGCATCGCCGCCTGAACGACATCCTCCTCCTCGTCATCATCTGCTACGGCGAAACGATTCGCCGGTGCGGCACGCTTGACCGCCACAGGCTTCGCAACGGGGACAGCCTCATCCTCGTCATCGTCGAGGATAGCACACCCGCGCATACGGTTAGGAATGGACTCCATACGCGCCTGCTCACCCTTCCAACTGGCACCAAACTTGCCACCGGCGAACCAGAGACCAGTGCACTTGATTAGGAACGTGCCCTGCGCGCCGCGTACGAGTAGGTCCTCAACAGAGGCGTTCTCGATACGCTGCTTGTTCGCATCGTAGAACTGCGTCTTGAAGGTGCCGTTCTCCTGCTGAAGCTTGATCTTGAGCGTCGGCGGGTACGGCTTCGGCTTGCCATCACGGTCAAGCGCAATCTTGATTGACGGCGTGTACAGAGACTTGACAACCTCACGCAGGGTATCAGCCTTCATCGAGCCAGGTGCCTTACCGAGCCACGCCATACTGTTCTTAACAGCAGCCTCCAGTACGGCTGCGTCGAACGCGGTGAGCATCTCGTGGAACGCCTGAACCTTGGGGTTCTCCTCGAGACCACGGAAGCTTACATCAACAGAGTAGCTTACCGGACCAGCCTTGTCAAATACATTGAGCCCATAAGGGAGAGGCATAGATGCCGTCTGCGTGAGGAGGCTGCGGCGACCGTCATAGGACAGGTCGACGAGCTTCGCGCCGCTATCTAGAGTCTTCATATCGCCGAAAGTCAGCTTAGTTACGTCAAAGGAGGCAGGAGGTACAATGTTAGAGCTCATTTTGTTTATTTGTTTAAACTCTATGACTATACCAACCGGGTTCAATCACTCGTCAATTTTTGGGGGTTTGACCAACAAAAACTGAGAAGAAACACGTATTTATTCGGGTGGGGGCGGTAAAGCCAATGGTGATGGCGGAATACCAGCCAAAATTGTGTTGATGTAGGTAAGGGCGTTCAGCGTCATAATTGGCAATTCCTCATTCGTCATAACACGATAGCGCTCATAGATTCCTGGCGTCGCCGACTCGAAGAGCCACGGGTACATTTGCGCACACTGTCTGCTAACCATCGTCAGTGCAGTAACAATATACATTGCACCAAGTACACGGTCCGATTTATCTTCGGCAGCGCTGACAAACATTCTTATTATATCCATGTTCGTCTTCCGCAAAAATTCGATAGAGCGATTTGTCACAATATCGCGTATAGGATATCTGAACGGACGCGCCGGCGGCGGTATAATTATACTACGTTGCGCATTCGTAAGCTCTGCGCGATGTAACCAGATATCATAGAGTTCAACATAGAAACAACGAAGTCTGTCAACGGTCAAATTAATGAACCATTCGGGGTTTGTATAATAGTTTAATTCATCTATTTTCTGAAACATGTCGGTCACTTTGATATGAAAACGTTGGTCTGGTGTAGCCGCATCAATGGGCGTCCATCGAGTGTCAACCCCCTTCTTTCGGCACCAACGAATGTAGCGTGACATCTTTTTACGGGTCTCATCAGAAAACGGTGTCCGCGTATAGGGATTTAATGGCTCTTCTGATTTTTCGAGTAACGATGAAAGAGAACGAACATCAAATGCATATATCTGTTTATCGGCAACCTCAAAATAGGAAAATAGATGCTCGCCACTGAGTCCGCTGATATCTTCCATAGAATAGAAATCGGTCGTGTTTGTGCTTTCACGGGTGTACCGCGCCGGTCCCTGTCGCGCCCTTATGCGTAGACGTCCACGGAATGCCCACCACTTTTGTACTTTAATAGCACTAGGCGTCATATCTACGATTGGACTTACTGTCATATTAGTTTTGTCTTGAATGGCGAGTTCAATAGCAGATTTGTATTGGCGTGGGAATTTATAGTGGACTCCGCAGTACTCTCCGTGGGAAGCAGGATTTGGGCAGCGCTGGTCGGGGTGCCGTCTAGAACGGATATTCTTACAAACGGGAGGCTCCATGTTTTCCTATACTGGTCTGATTATTTATGTTCTTTTCATAAAGCGCACATAACTAAGAAAAACCGAACTTATCGTCGGAAAGTCGTACGCGAGGGTCCAATTTGGACCCATTTTGAGAGCCGATGTCCCAAAAATTGACATCCCATCCGGTTCTAAACCCATAGTCATAGTGCGTTAAAAAGCCACTCAAATAAACCCGGACATCAATATAAAATGAGCTCTACTAAGAACACTAAGATGTCTACCGTGCCTGCGAAGAAGGCGGCGCCTGCTCCCAAGAAGGAGGAGGTCGCTGCCGTTGTGCCCGCGCCCGTTGCCGCCGCCGCCCCTGCGGCGAAGGGCAAGAAGGCTGCCGCTGCGCCCGTCGCCGTTGCGACGAGCCCGGCGCCCGCCGTTGCCGCCGCCGCCGTGGCGGTTGCCGCGGAGCCGGTTGAGGAGGTCAACCTCGTCGCCGAGTTCAACGCTCAGGTGACGAAGGTCAACGACCTCCGCAACACGCTCGGCGTGGTTCTGGCTGATATGAAGAAGCTGGAGAAGCGCCTGGCGCGCGAGATCAAGAAGGCGGGTCGTCGTCGCCGCTCGAAGGTCCCGCAGCTTGATGAGGCGGGCAACCCGCTTCCCAAGAAGCAGTCCGTCTTCACCAAGCCGCAGAAGATCACGGATGAGCTCTGTGTCTTCCTCGGCAAGGCGAAGGGCACTGAGATGAGCCGCTCTGACGTCACCCGTGGTATCATGGACTACGTCAAGGCGCACAAGCTCAACAACAAGCAGGACATCAACCCGGATGCCGCTCTCCGCAAGCTCCTCAAGAGCACGGAGGCGGAGAAGGTGACGATCCTGAACCTCCAGCGCTACCTGAAGGGTCACTACGTCAAGGCGCCGGTCGCGGTTGTCCCTGCGTAAATGACTAAACTGTAGTAAAAAATAAAAAAGAGACGAAAAAAATAGTAAACATATAAAAAGAAAAGAAAACACCTGTCCATTTATTTTTAACAAATGACACAGGTCTTTTAGCTCAGTAGGTAGAGCGTGCGGCTGTTAACATGTGTAACAATCACCGCAAGGTCGCAGGTTCGAACCCTGCTTGGACCGATACCATTTAGTCTTGTTATACAGCACTAAATGGTGTTATAGCTCAGCGGTAGAGCGGGGGTCTTATGAGCCCTAGGTCACGGGTTCAATTCCCGTTAGCACTACTCCCTTTTTTACTACACATTCATTTATCTTTTTATTTTTGTAGAAAAAGATAAATGCAATTTCATTTTATTCCGAGAATAGCGCCCACCACTCGGTGTTCCAAGTCTGATGCCGCCGCCTAAATTCATCAAGTGTGCCAGGCTCAGGTGCCTGAAAGCCCGCCTTCCACTTTGTCCATTGTGCCTTGTTTAACATTTCGATATCGGTGCCGAACTTGGCGTGATCCTCGGTCTTGCGCCAATTACTAAACGTATGCTTTGCCCAAATGGCTGCAATCGACTCGTGCCGCTGAATACTGTGTAGAGCCGTTTTCCAAGCGACAATAGGCAAAGCCGGTGTATAATCGGAACCCAAGAGTACACAGAAGTCTATGAATTGGGTTGTGCTAAGTTTCAGCGCTGCGCAAATCTGCACAGGGTCGTATTCTGACCATGCATCGCCTGGACTGACAGACACATGTTTTGGCACAAGAAGTTTACAGCCGCGCGGCAAGAAATCGAGGTCGAAACTCATAACGGCGTCCAGAATACCGCGCCGAACCCAATACGCAAGTAGAGTGTCGGCTTCGCACGTGGGATTGATAAACATTGAGCCGGTCGCGTACAGAAATTGCTTGATTTCATCTTTGACTTCGTAGGGCAGACTCGGAAATCGTGATTCCAAATCGTGAATTTTTTCCGCCAGAATTTCACGATTTGCCAAATCCGTTTCATGATTTAGCGATTGCCGCAGCTCCTCACAAAGATCGTGCGCATCCTGGCGGTCAGATTTACGCTTCTGAGTCACGTAGTCTTTTTCCGAAGGTGGCTTACCGTCAAAGACATAGACGGGCGTGATACCCAGCTTCTTCAATGCGGCAATCTGTTCGGCGATGACTTTCAGGGGCTGTAGATTGTTTGCGATAGCGCGATAAAGAAAACACTGAATATCAATCCCGACGCGAAGTCCCCGCCACGTGTCCCACTGGACGGGCTTAATGCTGTTGGGTACTGTCTTTACTAGACAGGTTTGCAGTCCGCGGATACCCATTGCGTTGTTGTTGTTGACATCTTTGTTTTCGAAACGAAGCTGTCAAGTTTCTAGCACTTTTATAGGAAGACATGCCCCAAACACGTAAAATCAGAATTAAGCGCAATCCAAATACACGCGTCTTTTTTATTCCTCGTAAAATGGAAGAGACTGGACCGCGTCAGCCCAGCTCAACGCGTAAGAATATACGATCTAAGATGAATGCCGTTTCCCGGATAAGCAGCAAGGAACACACACGCCGTAATAACGTATCAAAAGAAAATGCTATGGCGGTTGCACATCTTTACGGTAAAGCCGTACATCTTAACACTCTACGAGAGATGATTGAGATGATTGAAAAGACGTCGCACGTTCGCAAGATTAAGAATGCGACCATAAAGAAAGTTATGAGGAATTTTGGCGAGCAATAGACGGATTTGTCATTCGCATAGAGAGTGGCTGCGACGTATCGAGTCCGCGGCTCATCGCAATCATAGATTCACGTCTCTGTAACCACATGTCACACCAGCGCTCTGTATTCAGGGTACCGGCGAGCCATTCAATGAGGAACCCCTGCATGTCGTGTGCCAACACAGTCTTGAGAATATAGTATGCAAACACATTTGTATCTTCAACCCAGACCTGCGGCGCCCGTGCCAGAATCTCAATCGCCTGTTGATTCTGCCACTCACGTTGTTTGACCCACGTCTGTGCTGTTACATCATTGGATGGTGCATGTAATACCGACCACATCCATTCCGCGTTTAACTCGGTTGCAGCCTCAAAAAGAGCGGACGAGAGAGTGCCACCGCCCACAGACTGCTCTAAACAAGTCTGTGTACCGTCCACTATAACTGCATCCCAATTCAATGCATGAATACATTCGTGTAGGAGAACACGGTCCCATTCCTCGATACGAAACAAAAACACCTCTGGACTCCCTCTGTACGCCCAACCACCATTAACTTCCGCGCGTGATGGAAATATGTCACCAGCAACGATACGGTCGGCAGGAAATCGCCACCAATTTACCTGAAATCCGGCGGGTGCACCTAAGAAATGTAAAATTCTGAACAAGTGAAGTAGCTCTGACTCCGGGCTATCGCCAAATAGCGTCAACCTATATGTGCCGTCCGTATAACAACGACAGACCGTATCGGGCGCCAACATATGCTTTGCTATTAACCCATCATCCCATCGCTCATTACGTAGCGACAGCAGCCTTTTTTGCTCTTCTGGGTTTAGGTTTGACTTCTGCTTCAGGTTCAATAATTGTATTCCCTTCTCCACTTGTACCTCGTTTCTTAGCCTTTCCAGCTCCCTTTGGGGCGGCGCGCTTAGTTGCAGGTTTAACGGTGGCGGCGTCTGCTGCCATAACCGCCGCTTGAGATTCCAAATCTCCGACTCCATAGTCCTCTATCGGTAGACGAGATTCTAATTCACGTAGCACTGTCTCGTTTTCTGCCTGGGCTGTGCGCCAAAACGCAAGACAGATATCAAGCAGCATTTTTTCAAGTGAAATAGGATTACGATACGATGTATTTGGCTCAGTTGCCGCAATAACAGCGATGGCTGCGCGAAACATAGGAAATGTGCAATAGGAGTTCAAGAGCGCCGTCTCTACAGCCGCACAGTACCCGTCCAAGAATTCGGTACCCGTCTGACAGAGACCTAAAAAATCGTAGACACGTTCGCGGACCCACAATGCTGTTGCGAGCGGTGGTACAGCGATTTTCTTTAAAGAAGCCCGTATACATCCACGCAGAATCTCTACTATTAGGCTATTATAGCATTGCGATACCATCTGTGGATAGGTTTGCTCTTCAAGGCATTTTTTACCCCAGCGCAAGAGCGCCGCCGGTCTATCCATGCGCCCCTCAAACTTATCATATGAATCAGCAATCTGCGGACATGCCGCCCACGTAACAGCCCATTCTTCGCGCGTTGGTACGGGAATACGAACTCGCACAAAGATGTCTTCCACAACGCTTAGCGATCCTGTAATTTCGCGCGCGCACAGCCAGACCATACCCGTCCCACCTTCAGGACAGATACGGGTCTCCAGAATCCAGCGTAACCTGACAGCCGCCGCAAGGCTCAGACAGTGCGCCCGTCGTAGAATTACTAGCTTGCGCTTATTCGTCTTGAGCCCCGCAAATACGTCGCCCGCGGAAAATAACATAGAGAGAACCTCAACCAAAATCTGCTTGTCTTGCATAGACATATCAGGGATATCTATTTCAAAGTGGTACGGACTACAGTAGACGCGACATTCATAATCGTCACCGACCTTAAACATACGCATGTCCTTCGGATACACCTCCGCTTCAGTTATGTGTAGGCTGTCAGCTATCATTTTACGCGCTGCCCGTGTTTTGCCTGTGCCAGGAGGTCCAATGAACAACCAGGGGAAGTGGAGGTTCGCCATTACTTTTGCTTAGGGACAAAACCTTTACGCCCTAATCAAAAAATCAAATCAGTAGAGACTTAATCAAGTCCCGCCATTTTATACAATATACCCCAATCCGCTTCATCCATATTTTCCAACATCTCAGTCCACTCTTCGGGGTCGACAAGCCCCTCTTTCACCATTCGTTCATACATACCAGGAGTCCAGCGAGTAATTGGTTGATTGGTAGGAACATCTTTTGCCAGCGCCGCCTCGCCAAAATTTGCAAGCACTTCACCCTTAGTCATCGTTGGTCTAACCGTGTTGTAGAGCGCATTCGCCTCTTCATAGAGAGAAGCCATGTCCATCAAAGCGTTCGGGGCACCGCTTGAATCGCCGCACGCAGAAAGGCAGCCGAGAGAAATAAAGATTCCTTTGCGTATTCCTGTCTTCTGATACACCTCCTCAATGATTTGGTCTAGGCTCCAGTCATCGCGATTTATATTTTGCGATACAAGACTATTATCTTTATTTGTAAACTCCTGTATTTGAAAAATTGGAACGTCGTCTATACGATAGACGCCATAGTCGTTATCTTGTACTGCAGAGCGAGTCATTCTCTCTGGATCAATATTGTTCATTGTATAGCTGATATTTGGATACATTATGCGCTCAGAGCCCGTCCTATACTGCGCAGCACGCTTCATATCCGAAAAGATGCTCATCATGGGCTTCTTAGATATGTGCGGCTTCACATCACTTTGGCTGTGTAGGTACATGTATTTACGAATATCGGCAAGTCGAGCTTTTATGTTTATTAGCCGGTTATTTGAAGTACACATATAATCACCCGGGGAACCAAACGTCACTATGTACGTATCGGCAGGTATCTCAATTGTTTGTGCTATCTTCCTTTTCTTTGCTGACGCCGGAGTCTCTACACACGAGTGTGCACGAATAACATAGACGGGCAGCGAAGACATTTCCGCAATGAATCTCTGCGAAGCACGCTTATTAAACCCACTTACATTCGCAGGTTTATTCATAAATTTAACAGTTCCCATAACGCGCCGCATAAAATTCTTGTTGCTAGCAAGCTTCTCCGCAAGTTGGTGGCGCTTTCGCGTCGTCCGTTTGCCGTTGTTGGGACTCCATTCGGGCTCGTAATTTGGAACAGCGTTGGCTGGCGCCCCGTTCGTTGGTGCCGGACCCGGAACCTTTGACATCCTATTTACAGGTCTGAATTTTGAATTGCGCAGGGGTTAAACCAAAGTGGCTTTAACCAGTGTAGAGAGATGGAATTCTGTATTCCATGGCAACGGTGGAACACCGAAGACATACATTATGGTTTACATCAAGTTAATACACGCATAGAAAACGGACTATTTGTACCAATTTATTACGCAAATCAGAGTTTACGGTGTCAGGCGATTCATGTCCTCACACCAGCACTCGACATCAGTACAGTTGAAAATGGCAGCAACGGGGTTTTTCTAAAAGTCACCTTATCGGCAGACAGCGAATTTGGTAAACGGCTCCTAGAATTTGATGAAAAAAATCTGGCGCAAGCAACAATTAATAAATCGCTTTGGTGGACAAATAAGCAATCAAAACTCTCATATGAGACCGCCGTAAAACGCCTGCCATCAGGCATCGAGTGGAAAATTCAAATTCCAGATTCAGGAATTTTCACCTGTTTTGACACGAAACGAAAATGCTGGTATGCATCCAATGAATCCGCCCTTCAGGGGCGCGAGTGGAAACTTGTCGCACGCACATCTGGACTCTGGATTGATTCATCGTCATTCGGTATGGAGTGGAAACTGATTGGTGCCTTTGTAATATAGCGCGTATCCCGGTTTGTAATATTAAAATTCTATAGTAGAAATGGTATCAAATAGTTCTATTATTATTTTTTTTACAATTAACGGAACCATGATACTATTAGGAACAGTATCACACGCGCTATTAAAACAATATGACTACACATTTATGCCAGTCTTTGTATTTAACATGTTTATAATGACTTCTATGGCAGAGGCAATTAGAAACTCAAAAGCAGACGTAGAATTTATTTCTAAGGGTCAGCGTCCTAGTACATTTAACACAACTGATTATATTAAGACTATCGTGGCAAATTCGTTCAGTTATTACGTAATAACTCACGGCATTCTTGATAAAACAGCTGAAACGAATCTACTATATTTTATACCAATTTCGTTCCTATACGAACTGCTCTTAGATTTGTGTCATTATAGTGCGCACAGAGCCCTTCACTCGGTTCCTGCTCTGTACAAATACATCCACAAAAAGCATCACAGTGAGCATTATATCCAGGTCTATACGAGTTTTAATCATACCATGTTAGATTACTTCTTAACCAATACAGTGCCACTCGCTATAACATCCTATATTGTGCCTATGAGCCCGCATATGTTTACTATACAATTCTGCTACAAGGTATTAGTTGAAATTGGCGGTCATTCGGGCAAATTTGCTAAAGCAGGGTCATTTCCGCAATGTATATGGCTCCCTTTGTTCTTTAATATTGCACTTTCAAATGTAGACCATAACGAACATCACATAAATCCGATGGTAAATTTTTCTAAGCGCTTCTCTATTTGGGATAAATTGTTCGGGACCTATGCCGATAAAAATCACGTGTAATTTGACTCTTCATGTTAAACATCAAGAATCAGATAAAATGTAAATTTAACTGTTAGCCACGATATCGCGCAAGTTCGACACAGTTACCGTCGCAACAGAGACACCAATTAGAGTACCGGGGAGCAACACTAACATCATTACAGCCAGTAAGAACTGTATAAGGTAATCGGGGTTGCTTGAAAAGTAATAGAGCGCCAGTCCGTATGCAAAAATAGATGCTGTCACAGAAAACGCAATGATGATAGAAAGTAGCTTAGTATTATTAGCGCTATCCTTCTGGACCAGCGTTCCAAATGTCGCGACAACAACTGTAAACAGAACAACGCAAATTGAAATACCAATTACATATATGGGGTTCATCCTATCTCATACTACGAAAGGCTTTCGGGGAGAATCCACCAAAAAGCGCTTTTTTGGTCATCGGGTGGGGGTGACCCACGTTATTGGACAAGAATACGCCAATAGACGCGAGTATTAAGCCACTCACCACGACGGGAACTAGCACACCGCGCCAATACGTCATATTCAATTCTTTATCTTCAGCCATTTCCCTACTAAGGTGAAAGTTTTGCTGCCACAGCCTTAGCAGCTTCGAGTGTCGCGTCGCCCAAATCTTTACACGCCTTTATCTTAGCATCACTAATAGCTGGAATTAGAGTCTGCTCTTTAATTACAGTCGGAACATAGTCTTTGTAGATACGACACAAAGCCCAATATCCAACAACGACAATTCCTAGAACAGCGAGCGCCACCGCAATCGCCGTCGCTAAAATCTCTTCAATATCACGAGGACGCACACCGCCTTGTACAACAGCATCAAGTGGTTTATCGAGCGCTGCCGAAGCATCTAATTCATCGGCGAGTGTATTACTATTTTTCTGATTTTTGAGATAGACCGCCCCCTCTTTGACGTCCGTCGTCGGGTCAATTCGTTGACACTGTAAAGCCCGCGTAAGATAGATATCATCGCCCTTGGATTTTCCAGCAGCAGTAGGAACACCAACAGTAATTTTTGGCACAATCATACACATAGTGCGACAGCGGTCAAGTGTAGGAACCAGAGTGGGTGTAGGTGGTTCAACGTTATTGGCAAAATTTGTACTACGAAGACGATTTGCATCGGCAGCCGAAATATAGGCAGTACCGAGAACAAACCATGTTAGGCTAGCGTTCACATCGTTACACTGTGGTGCACCTACAGGGTTAGTCACATTGCGTCCGCGTAAATCCATTCCCTTGTACATCAAGACACGCGCATTCGTCGCAATAATTGTTTCCAGGGAAAAGCCGCGTTTGGTTGGATCCTGATTCGCTAATTCGTTAAAATACGACATTGACTTCGTATCATTAATTGTTATCGGTATAGCCACCGCAACTTGCTTTGATGTATCTGTTACTGTGCGAAAATACAGATTCATTTCGAGATCGTACGGTGTATCCGTCAAGAAATCACGATGCGCACCCTTGCGCCATATGACAGTATCATATAGAGCGTAATTTGTCTTATTGTATGTAATAGAGGCGAGTGGAGACTCGTCAACGCCGAGCCCGTCGGCAACCGTTCCTCTGTGAGTGTACCCCTTTGGACCCGCTGTTGGTGCTACAAAATTCAATGTACATGAAGAGCATACTGCTAGGTCTGATGGCTTCAAATTTCTGGGGGGGTAAAACGGGGTCTCACCGCAAGACAATCCTGTTGCTGGGTCCCTGAGGGCCATTCTCCTTATCTCTTTTGTGTTAAATAATCAAATCAAACAACCGGTATGTATCTGGGCACGTTGTAGCGATACACAGTTGAAACAAACGTTTGACCTAATTGTGGAACCGCCACAGTTTCACCGCTAAATATCTCATCACATCCGTTATCATCGTCGCAATTACGGTTTTTGTAATTTACAGAGACCTGAACTGGATTGAATCCGTCCGTGCGTGTATAGTAATTGAATCGGTCACGCCCAGTCGCAGTACGACGTCCAAAAAGCGGTAATAGCGTTCTGTTCGGTGAGGCGGACGTGGATGAACCGCCCGCCGCCGTTAAAACACCCATCTGCTGAAACTCTTCAGGATATCCTTGTGTAGGGACTTGAATGGGAATCGCACGAACACCGGGTGGGGGTGTGAAGCCGCGCGTATCCGCTGGGACAGCGTAAGATCGTTCGGGAGAAGGTGGAGAGCGGTAATCACGCCCACCTGTAACCACCTGCTGCTGCACAGGTTCACGCTCCACAACAATTTTGATTTCTTTTTGCGATTTATCGCTATACATATATGCGATAGCAGCAATACCTACTAAGACCAGTACTGCAAATACTATGAATCCGGTGTCCATACAGAAGAATCCAGGTGGACAGATAGCTCCGCCAATCATACGCAGAGTACGTGTTCCGCGACGCATGCTCACTATTTCGCCGCCGCTTTTTTATTCGCCTCCTCCTGTAAGTGTCGGCGTGCTAATTCAACCGGAGTCATCTGCGAAGTAGTGTAGACATCTTTCCAATTCTCCATATTGATAAAATATGCGCTGAGATTTGTTATTTTTTTTATTAGTTTCGCGATAGGATTACCCATATTTTTCTCGACATCGGCGGGGTATTCTGTCGTAAATCCCTCGGGAATATAGTAGGTGCGCTGCTTCTGTAACACAATCAGTACGCCAAATAATATCATGACGATTGCGGCTAGTCCAAGAGCGACAGACTCCATAATCACAAGCCTTACTTCTGATTATGAAAAGGTATTCTTCTTCTACGTCTTACCGAAATTCTCAGCCATCTTGCCGAGTCCACCCATTCCTTCAGCACCAAAGTAGCCCTGGAATGTATCCATCATCTGCTTTCCGTCGCTGATGAGCGGCTTCAGCGTGTGTAGAGTGTTCATGAGCTGTTTTTGCGTGTCAATGAGTTCCTGTGTATCCTTCGTCATAGCCGATATCTGGTTAGGCTTGAGTGACTAATGAGTTCCTGTGTATCCTTCGTCATAGCCGATATCTGGTTAGGCTTGAGTGACTTGTATGCGTTCATGAACGTCGTACCGGCATCAAGGTGAAACTCAGCATCGTCTGATTCAGACGGCATCTTGTACTTTTTACCAAGTTCAAACATCTCGGCGCGCTTGCCGTGGTCGGGTAGGGGTGCGCGGCGCTTCTTCTTCTTTTTCTTCTCGGCGCCAGCATCAGCAAACCCTTCGTAGTTGGCGAACTTCTCCTCGGTCTCCTCAAAGTCTTCTTCTTCGAAGTCTTCATCACCTTCAAAGCCCTCACCCTCTTCCTCAAAGTCCTCGTCCTTCTCCTCAAAATCCTCCGCCTTTTTCACCTCCTCTTCCTCAAAGCCCTCCACCTTTTTCTCCTCCTCTTCCTCGAAGTCCTCCTCCTCAAAGTCCTCTTCTTTCGACTCAAACCCCTCGAAGCCCTGGATTCTAGCAGTTGACGTCACGCCAAATGGTAGCACGGTGCCCAAAAATGTAGCAAGTCCAGTTAACAAGAGTGTTAATGGTGCCGACAGTCCGGCGCCATATGAAACGAGACCGACGCCCGCCGATAGAATAAACACATCTGTCCGCTGGAATGTACCAGCGAAGGCTACGGCGACGACCAACAGAACGCTGGCAAAATAGATTGCATATTTACCGGGATTTATCTTAGCCATCGGCAATTCCTACATTTAGTGATTAAAAGAAGCGGGAAACTAATTTATCTAAAGTATCGTATACGCCCATAACAGCGCCGGCAGTCAACGCCTTGAGTGCCAATCCCGCCATAGACAAATGACCGCCGCTTGAGAAAGCCCAATGGGCGTATTTCGATAGATATACATCTACGATAGGCTGCGATAGGAGAAAAAAGAGCACAGCAACCACAAGAGGTAGCTTGAAGGCGTCACTGATATGCGCCCAAACGTTCTTCTTTGAGCTAGCAGGCTTTTCGGCTTCTACCGGGGCAGCAACCGGCTGCTGATACATCATAGAAGGGTGTAACATCTCGCGCCCCCTATCGCGACCTTCATTAGCCATCATCTGCGGTGGCATCTGCGGCGGCAATTGGTACTGTCCTGGCGGAGGCATAGCCTGGGGCTCACCACCGGGAGTTTCCTGCTCGTCACCGGCATTCATCTCGCGAATGATACGCTGGACACGCTCCTCGTCGGATGCCTGGTTGTCCGGAATATTGTTGCTCTCAATATTTTCCAGAGGCGTACTTGATGGCATTTACGATAGGTCGGGTAATTTGAGCAAAAGGCTTTCCGCGCTCGCTCATGTCGCCGCAAAAGAGAGCGTGTCCACTGTCTTTGTTTCCGGATCAGTGGGGCATTCCACCGCTTTTGCTTCAAACTGATGGCACTTTTCGCCAATTTGATATACGGAGCCGCGAATCTGAGTTACCGGAGGTCCGCGTAGAATTACACAATCTGGACCCTTACACATAGGGCGAATGAGTGCGGCTAAACCAAATCCCAATACACAACTCACAAGAATGGCGACTCTTTCATCGGCTATCCACTTAGCATAGTCCATAGTTCCCTATTAAATGACTCACTTGCTTTTTATAAATGTGTGTGTGTATAAGTAGGGTGGAATGAAACTATTTGAAAGTATTCACTTCTTTCCGTTTCTGTTATCCTTTGCGTTCGGAATATTCTTCGTCTACATTTTGAAGCCTGCGCCGCTCATCATAATGAAATACCCGAATCTCGAGAACGCCGGTAAACTGATTTATAAGGATCGCAACGGTACCTGCTTCGTATATGAAACGAAGGAGGTAGATTGTAATAAAAACGAAGTATATGAAACGAAGGAGGTAGATTGTAATAAAAACGAAGCAAAGATTCAGGCTATGCCGCTAGTTTAAGCATCTGTAATCGGAACAACCCGGTCCTTTGCCAAAGTCAAATACTGGTTCAGTTTATAGACCGGATAGGGTGCATTTCTATCATCGAATGACATCGGTAAAAAAAGACGTCTCTTAGCCACGGTAGGCAACACTTCGCGATACGCATATTGTGTTTCACGTAATGAATGTTCAACCTTTGCCAAGTCACTTTGAAGACGCCCAACTGTCACGGCGAGCGCAGCGCGACTAGCGCCCGGAGGAGCAGACCTCCATGTTTCGATAGTTTGTAAAAGTTCATCCTGAATATCTGCAAAATTGGTCTCTATTTCTGCGGCGGCTCTAGCCGAACCATTTCGTAAAGCAGCTACATACTCACCCGACGACTGAACATCTTCCGGCTCATCCGAATTATTGATTACAAATGTGGCGTCGTATCCTCTTGAAACCCGGATGGTTTTGATAGCCACACCTTTTGCATTATGTATTTCAAAAGCAGCGGTTTTAAGGTTCAGTCGTACATTCTGTGCTTTGCGCTTGTATGCTGTTATCACATCTTCAAGAGTATTGACCTTCTTTGGATCTACTGCGCGCACCATGCCTTCCTTCCTATTCTTTTCATAGGGAGAGGAATGGGAGATCAATCGCTCATTTATTTGATAATGGGTCTCGCGGGGCTCTTTTTATCGGGGATTCCGTTCGGAGTCTATATGGGTTTAGCAACGACAATGGGCATCACGGATCCAAATTCATCGTCATTGCTCGTCATGTTATACGTCATAGTTATATTTGTAACATTTCTTGCTTCACTTGGTAGCTTCGCTGCCATACAAAATCAGAATTGCGGAAAAGTTAAAAATTTCAAGCAGATTGCGAGCAACGCTGGAATCAGTACGTTAATCGTAACACTATCTCTATCTGTAGCAGTATTCATACCTTTCTTAAAAAATATAGTTGCTTCGCTAGTAAGCCCAGACATTGAACCGACTGTCAAGGAGGCACTGGGCTACGCATATTTCCTCTTCTGGGGAGGACTCTATGGCTTCTCAGCAGGCGGCTATATGTCGGCTGTTTGCGGAGATTAAATAAGACCGTAATAGCATATCTTTGTAATCAGACGAATACAAGGATATGAAATTAGTAAAATGTCTAGTGGCGGCGAGTGCTGCGCTTGCTACGGCGCGTGGCGCGGCGCGTCTTGCGTCCACCCTTCTTCGCCGGGGTGCCGAATAGACTCTTGCGCTCACGCCCAGCCTTCTCGATAGACTCCTGGAGGTTGCACGCGGCGACCTTTTCGCGGTTAGCGGCTGTAGCTACTGACATTCCGCGGCAGTTGGGCATCTTTTATACTTATATGCTTTAAAATAAACGCGCCCTACTTGGGTGGATCCGTTCCATAATATACATACTGGGGCTGCTGCCCTGACACGTTTTGTAGTACATAGAATCCAGGTACCGCATCACGCTGTAGACCCATCATAGAACTAACTGGTTTCATAAAGGACGGGGCTCCCTGTTGTTGCGCTGCCGCTGGCGGTGCCATCTGCTGAATAGACGGCATCCCTGGTTCCGGGGACATAGCCAGTATGGCAAATTGACTCATGATTACAAGTCCCAGTCCGTACGAAATGAATGCCCAAAAGATAGCGAAGAGCCAGAATGGGAAGAGCGAATGATTTTCACCACGACCGATTCCAAATTCCTTCCATGTACCACCGGGTCTAAACATGATTGTCGGGCGCAAAACCAGCACGACGGCGATTCCAAAAATATAGATAGCGAAGGCAACGGCTAAAATTGGCAGATGCATACCTGCTTCCCTATCAATACGGGCTAAACTTTAGAGGAATTGCTGCGCGCGCACTTACTCGTCTTCGTGGTCGTGCTTCGCCGTATCAAATCCTCTGTCCGCCTCAGGTAACTCGCCAAAGTTGAATCCAACGGCATCTTCAGGACCGGCAACAGGCGCGGCATTTGTATTATCGACCACGCCAATGCGGTCACGCTGCTCCTGCAAAAAGTCCCACATATCGGCGTTGTAGCCCGTCAAATTCTTGGCGTTACCGATGCCCCAACGACCAATTTTGAGACCCTTCTGAACAAGCGCAACTGCGCGTAGGTCCGGATCCTTCTCGTCATCGATTTCTTTGATGACGGAATTTTTCTCTTTTTCACGAGCATCCAGAATTGCGAGACGAATCTCCTCCTCGGTCATTCCAAATTGGTCAAATTGCCGGCGACCCTCCGTAAATGTGGATTTGGTCCATGTCAGCAGAATTTTCTGAATCAAATTTTTTTCCGAATCCTTCGGTATCTTACTGTACAGAGGCGATTCAATAAGTAGCAGAGATTCAATAGACGATAGAACTAGCCAGCGCAGCAAATAGCGCAATTCTTCATTGGTTACACCCCACACACTAAACATTGGCATGTTCTGTGTCCAGAATCGCAGCACCTGTCCAAGGTACAGAGCCAGACGCTGGCACAATTCGCTGCTCTTCTTACGAATTTCAGGCTTATTGAGTTCCTTATTTGTGTCATGCGTTGCGCCCAAAATTTTATTTATCATCTCTTCGAATTTTGCCGAGTGGCGCTGGCTTATCTTTTTACCAAACCACTTTGAACCGCCAAACAGATAATTGCGTATAGTTTTTACAGAGCCGACACCCTGTCCAAACCATGTCCCTGAGCCAAATATCATTTCACTGAACCCACACGATAGACGCTCAAGACCCACAACCCAGTGTTTCGTAATTTCATTTGGTCCCTGATAAATTGGGTCATCAATTAGACGTTCAACGGCGAGTAGAACCTCTTCTACTTTGCGAGCCACCTGACGCACCTGCGCCTTACCCTGCCGCCCCTCTAACACGTCAAGAAGCCCGTTTCGCAGCAAATCGTATTTGCTCACGAATTGTGCCCACGTTATTTTACGCGCCTCTTCCGATGGCGCAACCTTTCGTTCAAAGTTAGCCGCCATTGCTGTTTCTACGAGCGACCATTCGGCTACGCGCGCCGCCATAAATGGCATATCCGTTTTAATGAACGCGTTCAGCTGCGCAAATATTTCAGCGCTCGTCGGTGCCACGGGTTCAACGTGCGGGTCTACGTGACGCCGCTTGCGTATAGAGCCCAATAAAATATCGAAAGTTCCTTCGTTTACCTCTTTTCCAGCAGCCTTGATTGCCGTCTTTGCCTCTTCTTGTATAGTTGTACGCGGCTCACCCTTACGTTTAGGATTATTATTATACAATTCCTCATCATTGAGGTCGGACATAAGTATCAACGGGTCACGTTTGACACGAAAGCCGCAGTGGCGGCACTCATAGGTATCGGCGCGACGTCCAAATTCGTGAGCCTCTCCTTCTCGCACGCCCTTGAAACAATTTCTCATAAACATCTTGAAATATGCCGAATCAGGCGCTACAGGAACCGAACTAACGGCTTCTGGTGGCAACCAGCGGACCCAGAGATGTGCCCCGTTACATTGTTGGATAGGGTCGCGTTTGCGCAACACTAGTTCAGCCTCTCGTAGTCCAGCCAGTTCCAACTCAGTTGCCGCCTGATTGTAGGTAAAAAGCGAACCATCGCGTACAGCCTGTAGAGGAGAATAGCAGCAAATGGCTTCAGAACGAACTGATGTATCACTCACAAGGCTATTTTGACGAGCCAACTCGTGAGCATTTTGTACGCTTCCAATCGCCAAGTCATAGTTGCGCGTTTGAACAATAGGCTGTAAATCGCCAACAGAGCCATCGCGCGCTTCGGCTAAGATACGGTCAGGAAACAGAGGCTGGCTCGTAATTTCAACAGGTTTCTGATTTTGCACGGGACGAAACGTGAACGGCAGTCTGTCAGCAGATGAGGCGCCACTTGTCCTATCTTTGGTGAATGTTAGGTAAGACGCCGACGCCTTTTTAAGAAGCGCCTTGATTTTTGGCTCATTCGTCATTCTCATCATCCAGTCGCGAACCATGCTTTTACGTTTCTCAGGGCTTGAATCGGTTGCCCACATTGTTCTATCCCATGGCGCCGAGCTACGATTTAGATTCGCAATAACACAGACAATATATTCCATTGCGCCCATCTCTGCCGGATTTTCAGTTTCAATTGGGAAGCCGCCGCGTTTGAACTGACATCCTACAAATGGAAATAATACTTCAGGTAGTGGCTGAATAGTGTGTATCAGGCACAATATATGCGTTGCCGTCACGGCAACTTCTGTCGTAGCTTTAAAAGATTCATACGACGGGCGCACCTTACGTTTGGCTGTCATAGCTTCGTATTCATCCTTTGGCGGGAGCGTTGTGGTGATATAGGCGTACGCAAAATCGACGATTGATTTATACGTCTCTTCGTCAAACGCAAAACCGGCACTCTGTGATAGAACGCGTACCGTGTTATAGAGTTCCTGCTCGATTGGATCCTCAAACGCAAGCGTCTTCTTTTTCAGCGAAATATCGAGAATTGTATCCAATTCATCTTCTGCCGATTTCTCTTCAGCATCAACAGCGCCACGCCCCATAAGGGGTTTGCCTTCATCGTCAAATTCCAAGTGTGTGTCGTACTCAAAATCAGAGATAGGCACACCACAATTGCGGCACACATATTTACCATTAAAGGCGGCGCCACCGTAGTCAAGCAGAATTTCCTTGTGTAGAGCCGGCGCCCGTCCAGGATGTGTGCGCTCGTACAACATCATAATTTCGTGGACGCAGATGAGGTGCGTATTACAGACAGCGCATTCTATCCAGTTATCGGAGCGCTTTCCCTGATAGCGTTTCAAGAAGCGCTGTAGAACCACCTGAAATTTGGTATCATCTTTTGCCATCACTTGGCGGAGCACATCCTTGTCCTTTACGTGCGGGCACGTGTTGATAATCGGTGCCGCCTTGTATTTCGCCAGACTGTAATTGATAGCCGCGATAGTTAGTAGACTGCGACGAACCTCACCCTTGTAGACCGCTTCAGCCTTTTTAAGGTCAGGTGAATTTGTCAATTTTCTATAAAGAATTGTGGTCAACGTGCCCTCAGCAGACGTCATGATATGTTGTGCGCGCGCCAAATCCCAGTCACTCTGGTCAGGATTCATCTCTTCCAGTTTCGCGAGCGCGTCCGCTAGTGGTGGAACCTGGGCGGCTTGCTTGTATACTGTTGAGCTCTTCGGTATACCAGGTCCCACTTCAAAGGGCGTTTGTGGCTCCGCGTCGACAGCTCTCTTAAACGCATCGTATGCGCCACGATAATTTGCCTGTGCCTTTGTTACGGCAGCCCATATTGTGGCAGAAATAGCCGGCGACCATTCATACGACCGTAGTCCAATCGAATCAAGAACACGATTGACGCCGGTGGCACCAGAACTCAAAAGGTCAGCGGGGTGAATGTTATTTTCCAAGTTGAATTTGAGCCAATCGGTAATCTTGATTGTGTCGGCATCAGCACCCTCCGCAGAAGCCAAGTTCTTAATTAGCTTGACACCATTTTCAACGTACACCTGTTCATTATTCGTTATGAATTCGAACGGCTTCAAAAATTTGGTGACTTCACTAGCACGGATGTCTTCCGCAATAGAACCAGAAAACTTTACCGGTCGCCACGTTGCACCGATATGTGCGGGCAGCAACAAATAGTTCAAAGCAGTGCCTGGATCGCCTGGAGCAATTATGTTTTGGTTTTTGGTTTTCAATGAACTCAAAACACGAACCTGGCGAGTTTTTATACCGGTCACATTTTTATCGTCAACTCCTTCTGTAATACCTAACCGCGGATACCCGAATACGTCTTCGGTGGGCGCAACGCTGCGCAGCACATCTTGGTCCGCCACGACCTCTTCACCTGGGCGCGCCGCCGCACTCGGTACAAGTATATTACCTTCGCGGAACAATACGTCATACAAATACGAGTACATCAGTGTACTAATCTGCGCCGCGCCTGCGTCCTGACCCGCTAAATAGGCTAAGCTGGTTCTGTAGTTGCGTAATTCGTGTGATAGCCATTCGCGGAAGTCGACATCGGCAAGCATTTTCTCAGGTGCCTCCAAATCACCTGTTTTGTCATAATACAAGATGCGCTTGACCGCAAGAACAGGTATGATAGACGAAATGGGGGTTCCTAGTCGCGACAAAATCGCTGCAAGTGACTCCGCTGACCTGATAAAAGGGCGCAGAGAGCCATCAGGTGCGGTGACTGACGCGGCATGTTTTAGCGCCAATAGAAGTTCCGTTTCACGAGCAAGTTGACGCAGAATTGTGGGATTCTTTTGCTGAACCTCAGTAAAACTCTTTAACAGGTCGATGTACATATCCTCACGCTGTATGGCTTCAGGGTAGGCTCGCTCGGCAGTGGGAATCTCCTCAACCATTGCAGCGGGAAGAAGCCCTTCCAAGAGCGACAAGTCATATTCGTCCGGGAGCCCCTCTTCCTCAACAGCGGCTTCACCAGAACCCTCGGCGGTATCATCTTCGTCCAACTCGGCACTGCGTAAACGAATTACACTGATGGGCGCAGGCGGTCCGATAAAGGCAAAATCGATGCGACGACCATCAGTCAAGAGGATAGCGTCGTTTTCATCATCATCTTCTATCTTTGCTATGATTGCCGGCTTATCGGCGTCGATTTTTTGACCCGCAATATCGAAGAATTCCAGGCGTTCACCTTCACTCGCCCCCAGAATGGCTGTAAAGTGCGGGTCCATGCGTTTCGCGTGTAGAACAGCTTTAGTGATTCCAGTTCCTTCAGCAAAGTCGCCGTCTTCACCGAAAGGAACATTGGTGGCGCGGTCAGTGGCATTAAATGACTGAATGCGGCACAAGTCAGCATCGCGATATATGATTTTACCTGTAATCTGACCAAACGTGCTTGAAGTCAGGGTCCAGATATCACCCAATTCAAGAGTTGTTTCCTCTTCGGTCGGGACGCTCATCGCTATCAAATATGATTTTATTTGTGGACTGAACTGCCGAACCTAAAAAATTGAACTGACGAAAAGTCCCATCCTTTGAAGCAAGAATAATCTTGATTAAAAAATGTCGTTCCCTTTTGTCTCAATGAATCCGATCTTCGCGCAGCTGGTGGCGACCTACCCTACGTACGATGCGCTTCTCGCGTACGTAACGACGCTGGGCATCCAGGTTAACACGAAGGAGGGCGACCCGCTGGTAGTAATGCGCTATAACCGCGAGAAGTCGCCGGACATGACTAACCCCGTCGTTCGCGCCTTCCGCTCGGTCGTATGGGACTCGTCAACGAACAAGCCGCTCTTTGCCGCGCCGATGAAGAGCGAGCAGCTCGCCACGTTGCCCGCCGTCTTCGCGCCTTCGTTCATCGTGGAGGAGTTCATCGACGGCGTGATGGTTAATCTCTTCTTTGACCCGTACAAGCAGATTTGGCGCCTGGTTACGCGGTCTCGTCTGGACGCCGACAACAAGTTCTTCAACCACACGTTCTGCGACCTCTTCACGCAGGCGTGGACCGCCTATGCGGGCACGAGCTCCTTCGATATGCTGAATAAGGGGTTCGGCTACTCGTTCGTGCTCCGTCACCCTGCGAATCGCATCGTGGTGCCCGTGTCAGCGCCCTCGCTGAACTGCGTAGAGGTCAGCAGCGTCGACCCTGCCACGCTCATCTACGGCACGATGGCGTCTGCGCACACTCTTGCGCCGCCGCGGCGCTTTAATGCGTGCTCGGCTACGGACTGTCTGACCGTGCTGCTGCCGCACATCCAGCAGTTCGAGGGTCTGCTCTGCCAGGGTGCGGTTGTTCGTGACATGTCGACCGGGCGCCGCTGGAAGATGCGCACGGATCTCTACGCCACTGTGCGCAAGATGCGCGGCAATCACTCCAAGATGGAGTATGTGTGGTTCGAGAACTTCAAGAACGGCACCCTGGAGGCGTATCTTGCCTACTATCCTGAGGAGCGCATTGCCGCCACCGCCGCGCTCGCGCAGTGGACAAAGGTTGTGTCTGAGACCTACAATCTCTATGTCCACGTCTTCAAGGTGCGCGACTGTGCAAAGAGTACAATTCCGGTTCAGTACAAGGGCATTCTGTTCGACCTCCACGGACAGTACCTCAGCCGCCTGGCACCGTCGAAGCAGTCGTTGACCTGGCAGGAGCACCAGAGCATTATGGCTCGGCAGGACCTGAAGCGCATGGTCTTCCTGGCGACGTACAAGAACGCTGCCTAAATAACAGAAAAATACAAAAACCCTAAAACAAAATACAAGAGGCGCAAGCCCAATTTTTCATTTAATGTTAAATCGTGTCAGGAGCAAATTATATTCTATAAGAAACTCGCGGTACGCGGCTTCGCTAAGGTGTGAAACCTCCACGCTAAACGTATTTTTCCTGGGCACTGGTGCAGGTGCAGGAGCGTTTGCGCGCGCACCCAACGCCCACATAGCAGGAGAGACATATTCTTCAACTACTTCAACATGTTCAGCCATCCCTATACACTTTTTAGCCGTAACCATGCGGATTTCATTTTTGTTAAAAGAACACGCTTAAACAAATGAACAAAATATATACTAAATGTGCGGAATCTGGGCTCTGTTCGGGTCAAAGTTCCCGTCCCAAACCGACATCAGCGGATGCCTAGCCAAACTGATTCCGCGCGGACCCGAATATGCTACAACAAAGCAGTTCGGCTCAGCTATTCTGGGCTTCACACGTCTCGCTATTAACGGGTTGTCCCCGCTCGGACACCAGCCCGTAGAGCACGATGGCGTGGCTGTGGTCTGTAACGGTGAAATCTACAATTATAAGGAACTCGCCGCGCGCTGGAATATTGCGCTGCCCGAAGGCTGCTCAGACTGCGAAGTTCTGCCCTATCTGCTACGCACGCTGGAGCCCACCGAGTTTTGCCGTACCCTAGATGGCGTCTTCGCTCTTGTCGCCGTAGATACCGTCAATCAGACGATTACGGTCGCACGCGACCCGTACGGTGTGCGCCCCCTCTTCATCGGGCGTGGTGACGGTTTTCAGGCGTTTTCATCAGAAATCAAGGCACTCACGCCCATCTGTGACTCTATCCAGGTTTTTCCGCCTGGTTCGTGGTATCGCTTTGAACTGCCCAAGCCCGGTCAGACGGAAATCACGATGTCGGTCTACGGCTATCATCAGATTCCGTGGCTCAAATCACCGGCATGCGACGACGCCTCGGTATCACAATTTGTCTTGCGTTCCGCTCTAGAAAAGGCAGTTGAGAAGCGTCTGATGTCCGACAGACCGATTGGTGCGCTCTTGAGCGGCGGACTCGATTCATCGCTTGTCTGCGCAATCGCGGCACGCTACCTGAAGCGGTTTGACAAGAAGTTGACCACGTTTAGTATCGGCATGGAGGGTTCAACGGACCTCGTCTATGCGAAAAAAGTTGCGAATATGATTGGCTCAATTCACCATCAGATTGTCCTGACCAAGGAGGATTTTTTCAACGCGATTCCTAATGTAATTGTTGCCGCTGAAACCTACGATATCACGTCGGTTCGCGCCTCAGTGGGTAATTGGCTAATCGGCAAATACATCAAAGAGAATACCGATATTAAGGTTGTCTTCAATGGCGACGGCTCGGATGAAGTCGGCGGCGGCTACTTGTACTTTTATCGCGCCCCCTCAGACGAAGAGTTTGAAGCCGAGTCGGCGCGGCTCTTGAAGGATATTCATGCGTTTGACGTTCTCCGGTCAGACCGCTCTATGGCGTCGCATGGACTAGAGGCGCGCACACCCTTCTTGGATAAACAGTTTGTCTCCGTTTGGCGCTCCATTCCAACTCGTCATAGGCGCCCGACGGAAAAGCAGATGGAGAAGCATATTCTTCGTGCAGCGATGGATGTTGCTGCGCTGCTACCCCACGATGTCTTGTGGCGTAAGAAGGAGGCATTCAGTGACGGCGTCTCTGCCACGGAGACCCCCTGGCATGCGCAAATTAATGCGTGGGCGCGTACGCAGATTCCTAACGTCGACGAAGAGCTGGCGAATGCCCAAAGCAAGTACCCGCACAATACACCCAAGTCAGCGGAAGCGCTTCTGTACCGCCGCATATTTGAGCTCCATTATGGTGCCTCAGCCGCAAAGGTGGTTCCGTATATGTGGATGCCGAAGTGGAGTCCAGAGACGACGGACCCTAGTGCGCGAACGTTAAGCCTGTATTAGAGCCCGGCAATTATATATAGTATATATAAATGTCACTTACGCTAATTGAGGCACTCGTCAAAGAGACACGTCACGCGTTTATTATTGCGAAGAGCGACGGAGTTCTTGATGCAGGCGAGGTCATTCAGATAGCCGTTGATTTAGCTCAAAAGATTCAAAAAGTGGCGGGTCTTTGCGGTCCCGAGAAAAAAGCGCTACTGATGTTGAGTCTAAAACGCGGTCTCGATGCGTCAGGCGGTGTAGATTCATTACCAGGATTCGTTGATGCGTCCGCCGATGTAAAGAAGGCGTTCGAAACTCAATTATTAACTGCCGCGTCAACCACAGTCGATATTATGATTTCAGCGGCATCTGGCAAACTAGATTTCAAGAAACTGTCAACATCGCGCGCATGTATACCTGTTTGTGTAACCGCAGTAAAGATTGCGCTACCAAAGGACCAGAAACTTCTCAAAGATGCGTTAGATTATACTGGAGGACTTTTCAAACAGCCGACAGAACCCGACGTTAGTCCAAAACTAGTTGTTGCTGATATACCGGCTACGGAGAAGAAAGTAGGTACTAGTTAGGGGATGTACAAAGGTCCGGCAACTCGCGGACAAGAGCAACAGTTTAAAGAGGCTCGTGGCGCCGAAACAACGCGTATCATGACGCGCGGTATTCCCATGAAACCGTATATCACAGAGGCGAATGTGCCTGCTATCTATCATCCGCGTCTCTCGCAATGTTTTGATTATAGCAAACTGTCGGCTCTACGTCAAAAAATACTGAGTCCGTTAACGGACCGTCTTGAGTACTTTGCCACAGGCGGTGGATTCAATATCAAAATTGTTATAGAAGATGATATGGGTTCGTTAACACCAATCAACGACAAAATATTTATCAGTCAACAGAGAGGATATACCGAAGACTATGGTCGCAAGCCAACAAAACCACTTATATTACATTGTGCGTTAGCACACGTTAAAAAGGGAGAGCAATCTGGACATGCGTTACTTCTTATTTATTTTCCGGATTCTAATGAGCTTGATATAGTATCAACGTATCAAATGGACCCAGAAGAACGTGCCGCCATAGGTCAAATAGTCGGCATAGTTGTTCTAGATCGTACAGACGTTATAGTAAATGATACGATGTCTACAGCAGGGCGCTACGGGCTTGCGAATCTACAAGACAAGGAAAGCGCTTCAATTGGATGGTGCGTTGCGTGGATGGCTTATCTTACACTTCAGGTATCAACATTTCCAAAAGCATTTTGGTCACTACCGTACGGAAATCCACGTGAGATGGATTTGGAAGAAGGGAAATCACGACTCAGCTTCTATAGAAACATGTATATCAAAATAATACAAGATGTTATTACGGGTCCCCAGGCGCTCCAAGTTCTAGCAGATACACTTCGCGCGGGTGGTGCTCGCAAAACACGTCGCCGGCGCTCAACAACTAGAAGAACCCGGCGTTTAAATCGCCACTATAGGTAAATGGGTCAAGGTCAGGCGAAGCCTCAACAGACTGGACTTACGTTATTCGGCGCGCCGGTAGTAGTAAACGCAACAAAGGCTACGAACGCCGCTGCGGTTGCGTCTGCGAACGCGACGAAGGCTGCGAATGCGGCACAGGTTGCGCAACAGAATGCGACAGTTGCTGCGAATGCGGCAAAGGCAGCAAATGCCGCCGCTGCAAGTGCAAACAGTGCGGTCCCGGCACCGGCGCCGGCGCCCGTATACGGTGGAGGTCGGCGCTACATGAGCCCGCGTAGCAGACGTCTCAGCCGTCGTAGTCGCAAGAGCCGCACGCGCAGA